AAAAAAGATTATGAGATGTACGCTCCGTTCTGCACTGGTATCATTGCATTTGACGATATTCATCTTAGCCGACATAGAGAGTGGAACAGATGGAATCACGGAGTTTTCAAATTCTGGGACGAGCTAAAAGTATCGGAAGAATATAAAGATGTACTTTTTATCTCGACACATCAACGGAAAGAAACTGATGGTATGGGGATAATGATTAAGAGATGAAAAAATTCGCCGTCTATACTGCTATGTTCGGGAAACCTTCTAGGTTTAATATGCCCACTCTCCTACCCCATTCAAATGCGGATAGATTCTGTTATACGGATTTTGATATTAAAGAAGGCCGTAATCAAATGATACCGACTAGAAAAAATCGCTCAGTTCTAAATGATTTCTATGACGTAAAGAAGATAAACTTTCCTCATCTTTCCTCGATTTTGGCGAATCGGTTCATCAAGATTTGTATTCCCGATGAGATTTTCGATAATTACGAATATAGCTTTTATTCGGATTCTAAGCGTCCAATTTTCGATAAGCATGCAAGTAATCTCAATCATTTAATAAATTGTATGGATTCGGATTCTGATTTTTTGGTACGTCGCCATAGAGATCGAAGAGATTGTATTTACGAAGAAGGCTTATTTTGTATTAAGAGAAAGAAAGATACTGAAGCAAGAATTATGGAACAATTGAATTTCTATAGGAATGAGGGTTACCCAGAGCATAATGGACTCTACGAAGCGATGTGGTTATTTCGGCGTCATACACCGAGGTTAAAAGAATTTATGAGATTCTGGTGGGGACAAGTCAAACGCTTTTCTCGTAGAGATCAAATATCCCTTCCTTACGTGGCTTGGAAGCATGATATGAAAATATCGAGGTATAAAAAGTTACGATGAAAAAATTCGTTCTTTACACAGCAAGATTCGGAATCCCAGCAAGGTTCAACGTACCAAAACTCATTACTCAAGATGTAGATAAATTCTGTTTCACTGATTTAGAGATTGAAACTGGCCACATTCAAAAAAATTTAATCAGGAGAAATCACGATATTAAAACTAACTTCTATCAAATAAGGCATACAAAATATGACCATCTTGAACCAACAATGCGTCAACGGCTAGTAAAGATTTGTATTCCCAAAGAACTTTTCGATAATTATGAGTATAGTGTATATGTGGATTGCAAACGTCCATTTTTGGTTGATTTCGATTATCTCTTGAGCTGTTTAAAATCTGAATCTGATCTTGCAATACGAAGGCACGGAAAGAGAGATTGCGTTTATACTGAAGGTACATTCTGTATTGAGAAATATCCAGAACTCAGATTAGATATTTTAAAGCAGCTGGATTTTTATAGTATTGAAAATTATCCCCGTAACAATGGTCTTTACCGTACAGGACTTTTATTTCGTCGACATACGAAAGAGCTGAAAGAATTTTCAAAGCTCTGGTGGGAACAATTAAAAAAATATTCCAATCGAGATCAAATAAGCTTTCCATACGTGGCATGGAAATACGACATGGAAATTTCTCTATATAAGAGGATGAAATGAAAGTCGTCATTTTAGTGTGTAATAAATATACGTGGCTCGTTCCAGTCTTCATGCACTTTTATGAAAAATATTGGCGCGAGAATCCGTACACAACTATAATTGTAAATGAGGCAACTTATCTCGGTAGTAGAGACCTTGATCCTGAAGGAACGTCTTGGAGTACATGGGTGATTAATTATCTCAAACATTGTACAGAAGATAAGCTTTTATTGATCATGGAGGATTTCATTATCAGAGATCAAATAGATACTGAAAGAGTCAAGCTCGCAGCAAGTCTCTGCGTCGGCGATGTTGGATGTGTAAGGCTGAATGCCCCGGATAAATGGTTCAGACGCCACGGGAAGGAAATAGGTATAAAAGGCTTTAAGGAATATCCTCTCAATCAGAAATATTCTGTATCGTTGCAAACGGCAATTTGGCAGAAGGCGTGTCTTCTCGATATTTTACGAGAAAGCGAATCTGCTTGGCAAACAGAGCACCACGGTTCTCGGCGCCTTAGAGAACTTATCAACAGATGGAGGATTCTCTGGGCAGAACCTACGATTATCGATTATCATCCGGGCGGTATAATGGAGAAAGGCGAATTACGATTAGAGACCGTCCAGCAGACGTTACTAAATTTAGTAAAGGAGGCATAAATGAGTTTAGGTTGGTTTGACGATTTAGCTGATGCAAAGGCTTACTTTACGAATGAACGTTTAGTGACAACTTCCTGGGATGCTTTAGTTATACTTGGCGATCCAACAGCGACTAAGGCCATAAAGAATGCTTATAATCGTATTTATTATAACCCGAGATATTCTGTACCGACTTACGCTGATGCTACAGCCGCGCAATTAGTGATACTCAAGAAAGTAAATGGTGAGATGGCTTATTATCTTGCTCAACACATGGAAGATGAAGACAGGCGTATGGGTTTGCGAGCGCAAGGTGTGACTAAAGCTGGTATAGTAAAAGAAGAGTATAAGGACGATATAACACTTCCTGTTCCACCACTCGTTGATGATATGTTGGATGAAGAAGGTTTTGTAACTGAAAAAGCGTTCGGTATAATCGACGTGGACAGAGATGAGGATGAATCGGTTGATACAAAAGTTGATGATTTTTAAAAATGGCACAAAGAATCGGGCGCATTCCTTTAAAGGATAGAATCTTTGAACTTGATAGAATATATAAAATAGTAGAGAGGGAGATCGCGAAAGAATTACTTATGATAGATGTAGGAAATTATCAAGAAGTAAAGGCAGTCAAAGTGCAGGAGAAAATTGAAGGGCTAATAAAAATGCTAAACAAATCAGCGATAGAATGGGCGGAAACAGCTATCCCCGAAGCTTATGATAAGGGATATGAAGTAGCTAGGACAAGGCTTGAAATTCTAGGGGCAGAAAAAGATGAAGAGTTTTCTGAGAAAACACACGAACAAAGCGTTGAGCGCGAAATAGAACTCAATACAGACGAATTAATCAAAGCTAATCTGAGCATAAAATTGACTGTAGCAACATATCTTCATGCTATGCGCCAAGCATCTCAACAGATCATGCAGATTCAAGAATTCGATTTCAGGGATGAAGAGCTCATCGCAGGTCTTCTCGACGACGCGATAAGAGCTGGAGAAACTAGAACGTATGCAAAGAATATAGTTCTAGATTATTTAAAGGGTGAAGTCGGTGAAGGTAACTTTATTCAGATAAAGGGAAGAAATTATAATATGAAGAAGTATGCAGACACAGTGGCCAAGACAAGATTAAGAGTAGTGCAGACTGAGGCCGTACTCAATTCCTGCAAAGAATATGATAACGATCTCGTACAGGTAAGCGATCATGGATGTGATTGTTTGATTTGTGAACCTTATGAAGGAAACGTCTATTCATTGTCAGGAAAGAGTTCTGCATATCCATATTTAGATTCTTATCCGCCCTGGCATCCTCGATGTCAACATAATATTACACCAACGTCTGAAGTTGCTCTTGGCGTAAGGAGCAGATATGCTTAGAGCTTATAGCCAAGATGATATAACAATCCTTTATTATGAGGGTTGTGATATTCACAATACACCATTGGCAACGACTGATGTTGAAATGAAAGCTTATATCGCTTGGGGTACTCACATGATAAGCAATATTGCAGGTGAAGAAGTTGTGGGATCGCCACGAGTTTCGAGAGCAATAGTATATGTTATGCCTGCTCGTGAGATAACTCATGCGGATAAAATAAAAATAGATGATATTGAATATGTGATTACAGAGATTAAACCTGGTAAAGATTTCTCTGAAAATCATCAGGAGATACATCTTCAATGAGTAGAGAAACAGGTTTCTATCTTGATTTTAGTGATTTTGATAAGAACTTTTATCAATTAGCCACGAATGCAATACCAAATGATGCTCGGAAAGGATTATATAATGCTATGAATGAACTTCTAGAAGATTCGGTAACAAAACCTCCTCAAGCGCCTAAAGAATTTGGTGATCTATGGGCATCGAAAGGTGGTACGGTTGAAGTAGAAACGAAAGGCAAGGAACTATCCGTAAGCGGTGGATTTAATATTAAATATGCTCATCGTCAACATGAAGCTGAACCAGGTACTTATAAATATACCAGAGATAAAGGAGCTTCTCAGCCGGGACCGAAATTCATGCAATCGAAAATGGCTATGTTTTTTAAAAAATATATGGAGATTGTAGCAGAAACAATCAGGAGACGGGCAAAATGATTCAGGAAGTGGCAAAATTTATTGCCAATAAAGCAGGCTTGACTATAGGAACGGATCTCTTTGAAGGTCATCGGCCACAAGGAACAATAGACGCATGTGATGTACTTTTAGAGACTGGAGGAGGGTCAATTTTCCCTGAACTTCCTGAAAGAGCCGATCCTGTTTTTCAAGTATTGAGCAGAGCCGAAGATTATGTTAAAGCCCGCGCCAGAGCATGGGCTATTTACGATGCTATTTACAGAGATTGGATATACGGTTCGGCAGGATGGATACTTCCTATAGTAACGGCAGGAGAAGAGTACGAGGCAATGACAATAGAACCGTTGGCGCCGCCTCAATATATCGGAACTGATGAAAAATCAAGATTTGAATTTAGCACAAATTATGTGTTTAAAATAAAAAAACTTTAATGTTTAAGGAGAAATAAATGAATGCTCCAGAAAAAATATTGATGGAATTTTTAGAATGTTGGAAAAAGGAAAATTTCAAGAGGATGGTTAAATTTGTTCAGATTACATGGAAATCAGATCATATGGAAAGAGGAAATGATCCTAAAGAAATATTAGAAAATCTTTATGGACATAAAAAGCTAGTATATTTTGAGATAAAAAATAGAAAACAAACACAAGAAGTTTTTGTTGATATAGAAGTCATCATAAAATACAAATCTCAAATGGGAATTTTTACCAAAAAAATTATACCAAGAATAATTTGTGAAATTGAATCTTATCAACCGAGTAAAGAAGGAACATGGGGCGTGAACCCCATTGGTGCATTAAGAGAATTATGATTTTTAAGACTAAGAATTAAAAAGCTTAGTGGGATAAATCTTTTCTATCCCAATAAAATAAGCATAAACAGTAGGAGATTAATATGAGTTCACCTAACAAAGACCTTGGCCCATGTGTAGTCGTCTGGGATGGAGCTGGAGCAACGCCAGTTGTATTTCACAAGACATTCGGCGGTGTGTTCTTTCGCTATGAAGAATTAAGGGCTCCTATCAAACGTGATCAGGCAGGCGAAACAGATGTGAGCGAAGTAACTACGGGCGCTGTTAATCCTGAGTTAGAAGTTCCGTTGACTCAAGAAGAATGCGCCAGATTGCAACATTGTTTTGCTGATGCTACCGCAGGTATAACTGGTGGGCAAAAATTCCTAAAAGTTCGTAATCCCGTAGGTTTAGATGTTCTTCCATTCGCAAAGCAAGTCATTGTCAAGCCCATCGTGAATGGTGTCGTTTCTACAGCTTCAGGCGAATGGTTGTACCTCCACAGAGCTTTTCCCCGCATCACAATGGAACAGGCCTATGACAATTCCGGACAAAGAACAGTTAAGGTTCTTTTCAAGGGATTTCCCGATGAGCAAAGTGGTCGTACGCGAGAGATGTGGAGATATGGACCCGATTGATAAAGGAGAAATGAGAAATGCCTACTTATGACCTTGATGAGGAAGGTACGCTTTTTGAGCCTTTAAAAATCAAATTGGGTGGTATGGAACTAACCATTGAAGATGTTGGCCGAAAAGAGTTCGAAAGGATAGCAGACATAAAAGATCCTTACGAACAATTGGCAAACTGGGCTAAAATTGATTTAAAAAAAGTCGAGCCAATTCCAATGAAAAAGGTTTCTGCAGCCTTGAAGATTATCGGCAAAGAGATTTTAGGTCCAGCGGCAGGTGCGTTCATACCAAAAAAAGCCTAAAGACCTGGGCAGATAAGGCAGAGGCGATACTACTTGTCTATCCGGGTATGTTTAGTTACAAGGAGCTTCTATCAAAACGCCTCAAGAAGCGAGACTTTGAATTCTGGGCATGGAAAGCACAAAAGGCATTGGTTAGGAAAGAAATGTTATTAGCCAATACGATTAGAATCTCACAGGCAAAGCAAGAACAATACAGTCGCTTCTTTGATGAAAGGCGGACGGAACTGGCTCGTCTTGACGGAAGACAGAGTGAAGTTTATGAGGAGGCATGGGAACTCATTAAAATAAAAGGAAGAGGATAAATTGGCTTTTGATGCCGGAGCGATTAAGGGCAGGATGGTCCTTGATAAAACTCAATGGGATAAGTCTACAAAAGAGATTCGGAATTCTCAAGAGAAAATAGCCGACCAAACAAAAAAGACTACTTCAGCCGTAAAGGGAATGTGGAAACAAATCGCTGTTGGAGTGGGGGTTACAAATTTAATATCGATGGGAATAAGAGGAATGATACGACAGATGAGCGATACGATTAAGGTAGGTCGTTCTTTTGAGAAAGAATGGGCAAATGTAACCACGATGTTAGATATATCACGATCTGCGACTGCGAAGATGAAGCATGAACTCCGGATGCTCTCTCCTACGCTTGGCGATACTACCGAACTAGCAAAGGGAATGTATCAAGTTCTCTCAGCATCCATAGAACCGGCAAAGGCGATTGAATTTCTAGGTGCAGCAGCAAAATCGGCAAAGGCTGGAGTCACAGAGACGAAAGTTGCCGTAGATGCGTTGACGACTGTTATAAACGCCTATGGACTGGAGGCGGAAGCGGCTACTGAAGTTTCAGACGATATGTTCGCTGTTGTTAAGCGTGGAAAATTGACTTATGAGGAATTAGCCACATCTTTGGGAACAGTCGTTCCCGTTGCTTCTACTGTTGGGGTCAAATTTAAAGATGTCGGAGCTGCTGTTGCCACATTAACTCGTCAGGGAATTCCCGCTTCCAAAGCTACGATGCAATTACGTCAAGTTTTTATGGCAATCTTAAAACCATCAGCAGAGGCAGAAGAGATTACCGAAAGTTTAGGGATTGCAATGGGCAAAAACGCTCTTGAGACGATGGGATTAGCAGGATGGTTAGAGACGCTTAAAGAAAAGACAAAAGGTAATGCTGATATAATGACCAAAATCGTTCCGAATGTAAGAGCCCTAACTGCGGTGTTGGCATTAACAGGTAAAGCAGCGGAAGGCTTTGCTTATGATCAAGAGTTCATGGCTGAAACGATGGACTTTACAGATGAAGCATTCAGGAAGCAGATGGAATCTGTCGATTTCTGGCTCGAAACCTTTGAGACTGCTGCTGACAAGATTAAGATTGCTATCTACGAAGGACTCACTAGCCAATTGAGGGAGTCGATTAGAACGACGGAAGATTTTGATGAAAAAGTAACTCAGGCAACGAATGATGCTGCTAATGCCGTATCACTCCATGTCAGTACGATGGTTGAAGTCTTTGGAAAATTAAAAAAGGTAGTAGATGCTCAAATATGGCCGTTATTATTACTAAGAGATATTGTCACTGGAAACAAAAAAAGTACTAATGATTTAACAGAA